CCTCAAATTGATGGACCGTCCCGCCTATAATCCATGCGGCCAGTCGGTAGCCGATAAGTTGCAGGTAATAGCTCTGAAATTTACTCACTTGCTCTCCTTCCACCGGAACTCGACGGCTCCGGTTTCCTTGTTGGTGATGACGTATTCGGCGGCTCCGGCGGTGATTGCTTCTTTTCGCATTGTGAGCTCTCGGCCATGTGATCCTCCGGCCCATCCAAACGCCAACGCAACCACTACCATGACTAGGCAAAAGAAATCATTGCCACTCATACCATCTCCTTCGTCTTCAATCCCCGCCCTTGCTTCAGCGCATCCACTTCCATTCGGAGGAAGTAGGCCCTTTTCCCCGGGGGCAGGAATCGGGGCACCAGCAGTCCCGCGTCGATCATGCGGCGCAACTCGTGCTTGTTCGTCTCCAACTCCGTCAGCACCGCCTTCCGGCGCATCAAGATACCAGCCATTCGACACCTCCCCTTTCCCGTTTCTCTGTCCGCATCTTTGCCTCTAACGTGTTCATTGATCTTCTCTCCATTTGGTTTTGTTGTTGTAGAATCACTGGCCCTTAGTAACTCCCCCCGCCTCGTAAAGTCAGTATTTCCCCGCTCACGTCCTGGACATCGGCCAGGAGCGCATACCGCAGGTTGTCAATCGGATCCTTGCAGGCCCCGTGTTTCCCGTCCTTGCCCGTCCACTCCCGCAGCGCAAAAATCGTGTTCTCGCAATCCTCCACCACATACAGGCCCGGCTCATTGGAAATGCTGATCGGCTTCTCCGGATCGTAGTCCAGCGCCGTATTGATCAGGTCCACCCCCTCATCGATGTCATCCCCAGGCGTCGGCCGGAAGACCATCCCCTCGTCCTCGCACTCCTCGATCAAAGTCACGGGGCTTTCCCTGCCCACCGTGCGGCTGTTCCCATAGCGGCTGTCCATCATCCGCTCAAATAGTGATTCATCCTTCTCCAGCTTCCGGATCTCCTCCAGGTAGCGCCGGATCCCGAATCCAAAGTTCTGCTGGGCCGGGCCCGGGCGGCCGTCCAACTTCTTCCCGTCCGGCTCCGCCCAGGCCCCGGGGAACCCTACCCCGTCGATGTAGGTCTTTGGGTTTGGCCATTCCCGGTAGATGAACCGGCGCCCCCGGACATCCACCAGCAGCCATGTCATAAACCAATTCCGGCCCCCGCACGGGTCAATCACCAGGTACCGCGTCCCGTCCTTGGGCAGATGGTCTGCCGGGATCACATGCACCTTTTCCGAGAACTTCGGGAACCGGTTGGCAATCGCCCGGGTGGGCACCCCGTAGGCCCGGCAGAGGATTTGATTCCGGCCAGCCTTTGCCAGCGTGGCGCGCAGCTGGGCATAACCGCCGAAAGGATTGTCCGCCGTGTGGAAATACACGATCCCCGCCTGGCCACCGATAAATTCTCCCGTGGCAATTTGAACCCGCGGCACCTGTTCCCCATCCAGCAGATCCGCCGGCACGCTCTCCACCGTCTTGGCGGCTCCCAGGTACTTCTTCACCGTCGCGTTGTAGCCCTCGATCGGCGTGAACGTCACCAGCAGCCACCCGTCGCGCGTGACCAGTCGGTACCGCATCGTTTGCAGCCAGTTTTCCGGCACCAGTTCATCCGCCCAGATCATGTCCACCTCACCGCCCTCGATCGTGCTGATGTCCTGCATGTAGTTCCGGAAGAAACACTGGGATTTATTCGGGCAGACAAACGTGTTTTCAGCGAATCCCGTCTTCTGGGCATAGCTGATATTCGTCACCCGGCCCTTCTTCAGATTCTTCCATTCCGGCGGGAGATAATCCCAGACCAGCGGCTGCTGCATTTCCACCGAGTTCGGCGCTGAAGTCTGAAATGCCCAGACCCTGCGGCCTTCTCCCCCGCGCAGCGCCTGCACCACCTCGCGGGCCGCGTAGCGCGATTTACTCGCACGGTTGCCACCCAGAATCAGGATCTCCTTGATACCCTGGGCGCGGAGCGCGTCCACCTGGGCCCAGACCGCCGGGCTGTAGCCATAGCGGAGCGGGTCCGTCTTCTCCATGCGGATCCGTTCCTCCCGCATCGAATAGAACTGCCGCAGCTTGTCCGCTCCCATCGCCATAGCCTGCTCCCGCGTGGGAACCGACAACACCGGGTGCGGTGTCCAGGTGATCGGCTTCATGATGTCCCCTTCCCTTTGCGTTTAATCGTCGCACGGGGTCTCTTCTTGGTGTCCGTCTTCTTCCGGAAGATGGCATCAAAATTTGCCCCGTAGGCTTTCATCTGGTGCCGGGGCCGGTCTCCTTTTCCTGCGCTCATATGATCCGAATCCAGTTTCCGTGCGTTCCACGCACATAGCCTTTGCCGTCTGGTTTAAACTCGGGTTTGGCCGTTTTCCATCCCCCTAGATTGCCGGGGGATGGGCGTTCAAAAACTTGAAAAGCCTGATCGCAGTGCGCACACGTGCGCATGTACATTCCTTTGAAAGCATTGGGGTCTTCCCATTGATGAAACCCCAGCAAACAACAGATTTTTCTAATCCAATTTTTCACGCAACCTCCATCTGTTGCTTGCGGGATGCTTGGGCCTGACGGAGCACCCGCTTTAGTGGTGCGGGTTTGTTCTGTGCCAGCAACTGTCTTGCCCTCAAATCGTCCGGGTGGGGAAGTGCCATCGGAAGACCCCGCTGCGCCTCCACAACCACCGTCCGCTTGCCCGGCATCACGAAACCGCTGGGGTAAACCTCGACCGGGCCCGTGGTCACGTGCCACCGGAGGCCACAGGTTGGGCAGGCATAGCGATCCCGGCCCGCCCAGGCCGCGTCGAAATCCGCTTCATGGCCACACGGACCAGTAACCGACATTCCGCTCTTTGTAATCATGACCTGTCCTCCGTGGGATATTCGATTTCCAGCAAAATCTTCAGGCAGTGGATCGCCTTTTCGATGTCCTGCCGGCCGTTCTTCTCGCGGTGACGGGTGACGTAGCGGATCACCGAGGACTCGCAGTAAGGCAACCGGTTCCGCTGGCAGTATTCCGCCGGCTGTATGGCCAGCCCTTTGTAATGCTTCCCGCCGACCTGATCAGCCAGAGGGCCAGGGGGGATTGGACTCGTTTTGCTCATGATCGTGCTCCAGCGGTTGACGCATCACAGTTCAGTGCCATCTCCGGAACATTGGCCCCTACCAGGGCGGCCGCGACAGGCGGGCAGACCGAGTTCCCGCACATGCGGACCTGAGCCTTCTTGGACAGCTCCCGCCCATTTTCTAGGGTGAAGTTGAATCGGTAGTATTTCGGAAAGCCTTGGGCGGCGTAGAGCTCTTTGGGCTCCAGCATCCGCATGCCGATGTCCACAATGGCATAATCGACACCGTGAACCGTCACCAAAGCAAGGCGGTCCAGCGCGGTGACCGTGTGCATGGGCTCGCCTATCCGCTGGCCTTCCCCCTCGCCGTAGTATTTGAGAAGGAACGCCCGGACCTCGGCGTAGTGGAGCCCCTGAGCGGAGACCGTGTGGAGCGCATCCCGGACATCCTGCCCGTCCCGGCACGTGCCCTTGAGCTTGCAGAGGTGGGAGGTGATAAGGCCAAAACGATTTTCTGCCGGTTGAGTGTGGAGTGGATCGCCAAGCTTTTGTCCACGCCCATCCGCCGGGTTTTTGGCACCATAAAATTTGGTGAGAAACGCCGATACTAGCGCATGGTGCCCTCCCTTTACCTCCGCGCACAGGGTCCGCAAGGGCTCATCTGCAGCCATGTTCCGTTGGTTCGACCCGTTCGCGTGTTCGGTCAGGAACGGCGCCACTTTGGGCACCACCAGGCCGTGAGCATCGTGGGCGCCCAAGACCGTATTGAACGGCCGGCGAAGCCCTTGGCCCCGGAAATGGTCCCCGCCGTGATTGCAGGTCACGACGAAAGGCTCCTGGGAATGAATGACAAACTTCCACATGCCCTTGGCGATCCGGGCCATTGTCTTTTCGGCCAGCGGACGCTTTACCCCCACGGCGCGGCCCTCCTCGCGGTTCAGAAAGATGGAGTGGCAGGGAAGGGAAAAGTCGATGCATTCCGCAGCGCTGCGCCACGGCTTCAGGTGGGCCTTTCGGGTGGTCGACTTCTTTGGGTCGCCATGCGTCGGGGCAGGCCACTGTGGGGCGACACCATCCCGGCGAGCGATCAGGAACAGGCGGCGGCGGATGGTCGGGGCTCCGAAGTCACACGCCCGGATCGTGCGCCAGTCGACTTGATAGCCGAGGTTGGTCAGACGGGCCACAAAGTTGCGGAATGTCCGCCCCTTGCGCTTAGGGCAGGGTTTGCCGTCCTCCAGCAGTGGCCCCCAGTCTTGGAACTCCTCGACGTTTTCGAGGATGATGACGCGTGGCTGGGCCTTTGCCGCCCACCGGACCGCCACCCAGGCCAGCCCGCGGATCTTCTTGCTCCGGGGCTTGCCGCCCTTTGCCTTGGAGAAGTGCTTGCAGTCTGGGGAAAACCACGCCAATCCGACCTCGCGGCCATAGGTGACCTCGATCGGGTCGATGGCAAAAACATCCTCAGGGTAATGAGCCGTCTGCGGGTGATTCATCCGGTGAAGTGCCAGGGCCTCATGATCGTGATTGATGGCCACATCGGGCGAGCGGCCCAGCGCCATCTCGATCCCTGTGCTTGCCCCCCCACCTCCGGCGAAATTGTCAACGATCAGCTCCCGATCCAACAACAGCCTCAACTGTGGATTTTTACCCATGGTACGCCTCCCGTCCTGAAGTCGTATGGCTTTGCCGCTCCTTGAACGTGTAAATGGCCCCGTGGTAGTCGTACTGCCGGTAGGTTCCCCGCTCGCTCTCGCGGGCCTTGGCAATCGTCAACTGGATTGGCATCACCCCGTTCTGCGGCTCCTCATCCGCCACCTCGTGCATGATCAGGATGTTGTGGGCGTCCTGGACAATTTTCCCGCTGCCCTTGATGTCCGCCATGCTGGGGCGGCCGCTCCGGATCCCATCCTTGTTGAACTGCAACAGCACCACGATTGGGATCCCCAGTTCCTTTGCCGTTTGGCGGATCGCTTCGCTCGCCTGGCGCGTGACTTCCAAATCGTAGTCGCCCTGCGCCTTCCCGCTCAGGTTGAAAAGCTGGAGATAATCCACAAACAGGATTTCTACGTCCTTCGACTTCTTCATCCAGCGGGCCCGGCTGCGGAACTTTTCCGGGGTCATGAACCCGTCTGCATCAATGTGAATCGGCAGCGTGGCAAAGTTTTCCGCCGCAATCGCCATCCGGTCAAAGTCGTGATTCGTCCACGCCTGCGGGGTGCGGACAGTCCCCGACGGCATTTGGGCGATCATGGAAATCATCCGGTTCGTCAACTGCAGGTGGTTCATCTCGATCGAGAAGAACCCCACCCGGTAGCCCGGCCGGAGGTCTGTGCCCGTCTCCGGGCACTTCCTTTTGCTGGCCATGTTCAGCGCCAGATTCAACGCCAGCGCCGTCTTCCCCAGGCCCGGGGCGGCGGCGATGGCGATGTACTCGCCCGCTTGGAATCCCTTCAGCAACAGGTCCAGCTGGTAAAAGCCGGACGGGATCCCGTTGTATGTGTTTTTCTTGCCGTGCAGTTTTTCGGCATTCTCCACAAAATCCATGGCGCACTGACGGGCGGATTTTACGGACTGGTCGCGCTGGGCACCCATGTGGGCGTCGACCACACGCTGGATCTCGGTCTCCGCGGATCCCAGCACTTCCTCGACTTGGTGCGGAGCATCCTGCGCCGAAGCGATCACCCGGCAGCAGGCACCCTGCAAGCGCCGAAGCAACGACTTTCCCCGGACCTCCTCGATGTGCTGCGCGGCTGCCAGTGTGGCAAATGTCCCCGCGGCCATCTCGCCCAGCACGCTGGGACCTCCAATCGCATCCAGAAGGCGGCGATCGTCCATGTAGGTGTAAATCGTGCTCAGATCCACCGCGATTCCTATGTGCCGCATGTCCACCAGGGCATCGAAGATGACGCCGTGTGACGGGCGAAAGAAATCCGCGCTTGTCAGCCGGTCGGATGCCATGTCGACCACCGTTTCCGGTTCGTTCAACATCGCCCCGATCACGGCCTCCTCGGCCTGTTCGGACCAGATGGCGGGAAGGTCTTCCAGCTTCACGCCGCACCTCCTGCAGTCGCAGCCGTAGGCTTAGCGGATTCGTAATTTTCGGGCGCGCCATTTTTCGATTTTTCCACAGGAGGCGGTTCGACCGCTGAAGCGGATGGAGTCCAGCGCTCCAGCGGCTGCGCGTGCGCGGCCTCCCGTTGCTCCCGCTCCCGGCGCTCGATCTCCTCTGGCGTCAACGCGCGCGGTGCCGGGCCCGTCGGAGCCTGGTACCCACGTGGGCCGCTTGAAACCGCTCCAGGCGCAAAGCGCTCCGGGAACAACCCCTGCCATCCTCCCGCGATGCTGGCGTCCATGCAGGCAATCGCCCGGGCCTCGCCCAGTGGCGCCAAGTCGCGCAGCTGGGTCTGGAACATCGGAACCGGCTTTTTGCTCCGCTTCATCCCAAGCCGGATTTCCACCCACTCCCGGAACCGGGTCCGGAACCGATCCGAATCCAACGCTTTGGGAAGCTTCAGTTCCGAAATGATTCCATCAATTCCTCCCCCCTTTGGGGGTAAGGGGGTACATATCTTATTCTCTTTCTGGGTAACGCTCGACCGTTTCACATGTAACGCCGCACCGTTACCATTTCCAGAGGGGGTAGAACGGTGCTTTTGAACCCGCTTTTGCGTGGCCGCTCGGGCCTTTGCCGTGGGGCCGTTATGTGCCTCATAGTCAGGGCATTCCAAATCGCCGTTAGAATGCACCACCAGCCATCCCACCGCCTCCATGGCAGAAGCAAAACCGGGGGTGTCAACCATCGCATCCAGCGCATCCGCGCCCATTTTTTCAAGGCGCCCATCGCGGCCAAACTGGTCCAGAGCTCCCCAAACGCTGATTGTGCAACCTAAGGCCGTTACACTTGTAACGCCCAAACGTTTCGCCATCGCCAACACCTTCGGATGGTGCCGCAGATCCGATTCGATTTTGATCCAATCCCCAGGCATTAGAATCTCCCCCTGAACCGGGGGCAGTTGCCCACCAGATCGTAAAGCGAGCCAACCCGCTGCGTTGCGCGCAGCGTCATGCCCGGCGTGAAATTTTTGTTCGTCTTGACCCAGACCCGGATCTCCCCGCCGTCCGCCAGCCGGGCCATCACCAAATGCTTGTTGGGCACTTGCCGTGTCACCGTGGCCACCACCTCACCCGGTCCCGGCGGCTCCGCGGCCCGGCTTTGCGCAGACAACACCTGGGCCAAAGCCTGTCCCACTGCATCCTTCGCCGTCACCACCCCCGGAATTGGGGCCTGGCTGGCCTCAGGCGCGCCGTTTTTTTCGGGGGTGCTGTCCTGACCCTCCCCGGACAGTAAACGCGCCACCAGCCCCCTCAGGCGCTCCACGCCGGAGGCCGTGTAAGCGATCTCGCGCCCCTTTTTTTTCCAGTGGTCATTTTCGAACAGGTGTTCCGCCCTCAGGCTCCGGACCGTTTCCCGGGACACTCCGAGCTCCTGCGCGGCCTCAGCTTCCAGTACCGTGCTCATTGTGCCGCCTCCATCAGCGCGCACAGCGTGCTCAACGTCCAGTAGGCCGCACATAACCAGATAAACGCCACCGTCATCCATCCACACAGCACCGCAATCCGCACAAAGCGCTGCATCCACGTCTCTTCGTCAATTTGCAACATGGGACTCTCCTTCGTTGGTGCCAGAGGTCCCTGCATCGGCAGAGGAAGCCCCTTGGCAAAATTCTGTGATTGGTAAACCAGTATGGGAAAACACCCCCCCCGTGCACTCGGGCACCCCCCCCACCCCCTGATCCGGGCCCGGGTGGCATCCGCTCGCCAGGTCGGAGGCCGGGCCCTGACCGCCCTGGTGCCGGCCCTCTGCCCCGACTTCCACCCCACGATCCGTAGCAGACCCCGTATCACCTGAGACTTCAAAGGCAGATTTACCAGACTTTGAATCTGTTACAGCCGTATCAACGCCCTCGGCCGCCAGCTCGAGGCCCGCACCGGACCCGACCGGGCCCGCCGCTTGTTGGCCATCTTTCCCCCCGTCTGAAACGGTTGCAGCCGCCACGGGCAGAGCTTCCAGAAAGCGGTTGATATCCTCGTGACTGGGCACGCTCCGGTGCTCAATGCGTGCCGTCGGCTCGCCGCCCAGCAACTGCATCTTGTCGATGGCGATGCCCAGGGCAACCGCCAGCTCACCCATCTTTGCCGGGCTCGATTCCAAAGCATCAGCGAGACGCTCAGCACCAACCGCAGCCGCACGGGTCAACTGCTTCAGTGTCTCTTGTTTTATGGTGTCTATGGCAACACCCTCTCTCTCCAGAACGGCATAAACCGTGTTGGTTGAAACACTGAAAGCCTTCGCCGTGGCGCGAATTCCCATGCCAGACCCGACAGCCTGGACGATCCCCCGATACGCATCATTCCGCTGGCGGAAGAGGCGTTCCCCTGTGAACGTGCCAGCCTTCTCCATACTCTGCCACTCCTCCATAGCGAAAAGAGGCGGCGCAGCGGCAGGGTTGAGCAATGAATCCGGCTGCATCACGTTCCAGCCTCCTGAGTGCTCAATAAAAAATTGGGCGCCGGACGACCCTCACGCTTCGCCCAGTACCGCGAAAACTCCCGGCTGCACAGCACACAGCAGTCCCAGCGCTTGCCCAGGTTGCCGTCACCCACTCCGTCCTCGGGCAGCAGGTTGCAGAGAAATTGAAAAAAACGCGCCGCAATCGGACCGTGCATCTTGGCGTAAAAAACGGCCTCGATCCGCTGAGTTTCCGGGCAAGTGTGGATCTCGAAATTCACGCCACCACCTCCACCGGCTGAGCCTTGATAGTGCGCGCCATCTGGTACCGCACGGCCGCAGAGGCCGGGATCCTCCAACCGGAGTCATCCAGCCAGGCTCCAGGAAGGTCGCCGGCCTCGCAGCGCCGGATGATGGTCTTCCGGTGCACTTGCCACAGAGCTGCCAGTTGGTCCGTGGTAAACGAAAATTCAACCGCGGGCACGCCGGTGCGCTTGTTCCCCTCGCCCATGTCAGCTCCTTCCCTTAATTGAGCATAAGGCGGCAATCATGACCGCCAGGCCAAATGCCACCCAAAGTATTCCCAACACCAGAGCGGTCATTGGACCTCCGCAGGTTGGGCCGTCTCCTTCGATTCACCTTCGGCCTGAGCAAGTTT